CGAATGCGATTACCCATTTCGGCATCGGCACGGATTCGAGCGGTGCGGGGAACTTGCTGTTCAAGGGAGCGCTATCGGCAACGCTGAATGTGAGCGCGGGGATCACGCCGAGCTTTGCGATTGGTGAGTTGGATGTGGACGTACAATAGCGCTGCCAGGTGAAGGAAATCACCGCCAACCTGAAAACCAATGCTCCAATACTGGCTCACAAAACCGAACGTCTCCGGCGACATGACGGGCAGCACTTCGCTGACCTTCAGTACTGCTGGTACGCTCGTTGGTAGCGGAGCATTGGCGGGCAGTTCCTCGCTCACGTTTTCACCATCGGGAACGCTGCTTGGCGCTGGTGCGCTCACGGGCACATCCTCTCTCACCTTCACGACGGCGGGGGTGCTAACTGGCGCGGGAGCACTCGCCGGCGCAACCTCGCTGACATTTGCACCCTCTGGCAGCCTGACCGGGGCCGGAGCGATGGCCGGCGCTACGACGCTCACGTTTTCACCCAGCGGGACGTTGACTGGGGCGGGTGCATTATCGGGTGCGACCTCGATCACCTTCGCCCTGGCTGGCACGCTCGAAAACCTGACGGCTGGAGCTATCAGCGGCAGTACGTCACTCACGTTTTCGACGGCGGGGATTCTGCGCGGCGCAGGCGAGTTGGCCGGATCAACTTCGCTCACGTTTAGCACCTCTGGCAGCATCGACGGGTTTGCATTTGCGAGCGGTTCGACGGATTTGACGTTCAGCACCGCGGGAAGCCTCCAGGGGACGGGAGCGCTGGCCGGATCGACGGGAATCACGTTCTCGACCGCTGGCGTGCTGGTTGGCGCTGGGGCGATGAGTGGGGCGACGACGCTGACGTTTACGGCGAGCGGGGTGTTGATTGATGCTAGTGCGCCAATCATCTCCGGCCCGTTCTATGTCGCTGCCTCCCAATCCTTCACCGCAGGTTCGGTTCGTGGGCAGTTGCATGTAGCAGGGAGTGTTAGCGGCCAAAGTTTCGTGGCGGGTAGCGTGAAAGGGCAAAGTCGATGAGTGGATTCAAGTATGCCAAAGGGCTTGAAGACAACCCAATCACGTTGATGGATCGCGTGCGGTCAATCGCCGACGTGAACATCACACAGGCCAGCGTTACCGCCATCACTTATCGCGTGTTTGAGTACGCTACACAGGCTGAAGCAGAGCAGGATATAGGCAGTAGCGAGGTAGGAACGGCCGGCACGCTCACAGTCAACAGCGTCGTATACGACACACTGCAAACAGCGGCACCGTGGGACTCGACCATAGACGCAACCGGCTACAACTTCCGCTTTACGCTTCCAGGCAGTCGCAGACCAACAGGCGGCAAGTGGTATCGAGTGCAGGTGACATTCGATATGGCAAGCGGTAGTGATGACGATTTCGACACGGTGTGGCTCATCGAGGCGCTACCTAAGGCCGGTGGGTAAAGGATAGGTGTCGTATGGGGTATATGGTAGACCAGCACCACCCCCCCACCACTACCCCCCTCCGGTCAAAGGTACTTGGAGCGAGGTTGACACGCGCGAGCCCCTAGGGAACAGCAACTTTTTTTGTAGACTTTCAATCTAGGTAGAGCGTGATCGCTTTGACCAAAAGTTCAGGTTTCGATTATGACGCCCACAAAGCCAAACAGGCCGAAGCGTGGCGAGTGCGGACGAAATCCGGGCAGAACGTCGCGCCTATTCCAGAGATCGAACCAGAGGACTTAGCGGAGCGTCTTGCATGCTCTCACGACTTCGCCCGATTCTGCAAAACCTACTTTCCGGCGGCGTTCAGTTACTCGTTTTCCGCCGACCACCAAAAGGTAATTGCGAAGATTGAGAACGCCGTTCTTCACGGCAAACTCGCGGCGTTCGCCATGCCCCGCAGTTACGGAAAGACGACGCTTAGCAAGGCAGCCGCACTGTGGGCGATTCTTTACGGCCATCGTCGATGGGTGGTGATGATTGGTGCAACAGGGCCGCTGGGCATTAATCTGCTCAAGAACGGTCTTAAGCCAATGCTCCGCTCGAATCCGATGCTCGCGAGGGCGTTCCCGCACACGTGCAAACCGGCGCGACTAGCAAGCGGCTCCGCGGTGAAGGCGTCTGGCCTGCACCACGATAACGAACCATGCTACATGGTCTGGGAGAAAGACACGCTTGTATTCCCGTCGATCAACAGCGAGTACTGCTTATCAGGCGAATCTCGCGTCACCTGTTTTGGGATCGAAGGAGCAATTCGCGGGCAGGTCGCGACAATGAACAGAACCGGCGAAGAGGTCCGTCCCGATCTAGTGTTGGTTGATGATCCGCAGACTAAAGCATCCGCGCGAAGCGTGAGCATGACGCAGGAGCGTTACGAGATCATCATGGGCGACATCCTGGGTCTGGCTGGCGGTGATGTTAGTATTGCCGGACTAATCCCTTGCACGGTGATTCAGAAAGGCGATTTGGCAGAGCGACTTCTCGACCCTAAAGAATCGCAGGAGATGAACGGCGAGCGGACTAAACTCGTCTATCAATTCCCGTCCGATGAAAAGCTCTGGGAGGAATACTTCCGCCTGCACTCAATTGACCTAATGAACGGGACGAATACAGCTCGGGAAATGTACATTGCCAAGCAGGAAGCGATGGACCTAGGATGCATCCATGCCTGGCCAGAGCGATTCCCCAAGGAGTTTCATAGCGCGATTGAGCACGCAATGTACTTGCGTTATCGCGAGCCTGACGTCTTTGCTGCCGAATACCAAAACGAGCCGCTCGAACAATCCGACCTCGATTATCAATTCCCGACCGCTCAGGTTATCGTCGGCAAAACCAACCCATTCGAACGCGGCATTCTCCCCGACCACGCAACCAAGATCACGGCCTTTATCGACGTTCAGCAAAACTGCCTCTACTGGGCCGTCATCGCCTGGGAGGACTGCTTCACCGGCTACGTGCTCGATTACAGCACGTTTCCCAAGCAGCACCAAAGCTATTTTAGCTATCGCAACTTACGCCACACCCTGGCAGCCAAGTATCCCGGCATGGGTGCTGAGGCGGCTATCTTTGCGGCTATCCAGGAGCTAGGCAAAGACCTGCTCGGCATGCAGTGGCGACGAAGCGACGGAGCGACCGCGGGACTGTCTAAGCTGCTCATCGACTCCGGCGATTTCACAAAGACCGTGGGTGCCGCAATCCAGCAACTCAACAGCGGCGTCGTCATGCCGTCTAAAGGCCGTGGCGTGAAAGCCGGTAACGTCCCGTTCGGTTCATTTCAGCCACGCAGCGGCGAGCGAATTGGCGACAACTGGATTGAGAAGCCGCGCAGCCCCACGATGGCCATGCGTTATGTGGAGTACGACACCAACCACTGGAAAACCTTCACACAACTTCGGCTCGCCACGAACATGGGTGACTCCGGTTGCCTCTCGCTATTCAAGGCGAGCCCCTATGACCATCGCTGCATTGCCGACCACCTGACGGCGGAGAAGCCGATTCGCACCGAGGGGCATGGGAGGAAACTCTTTGAATGGATACTGCCTCCGAGCTCGCCGGACAATCACTGGCTGGATTGCGTTGTAGGCTGTGCCGTGGGTGCGTCGATTAGCGGGATTAACTTAGCAGAGCACCGGGCGACGGCAAAAAACTCTGTTAGCCGCCCAACTGCTAGGCAATTAGCCGAGAAAGCGAGGCGAGCATGATTCCACCGGAAGAGAGGCCAACAGCGAAGGAACTTGCGGACGCATCGCGCGGCGGAAATTGGGAGTGCCCAAAGTGCGGTTGCAAGCATACCGAAGTTCGCAAGACATGGTATCTCAAAGACGGCACGCGGCGACGGTCGCGAGTGTGTCGCAATTGTGGGCAAGCGGCGACGATTACTAGCGAGGTAGAAGTCCCGAAGGGCTTTAAGTTGGTGGTGGTGGAGAAGGATGAGGAAGAAAGGGCGTGTGCATGACCCCCATCTCGATCTAGCTAGTTGCGAGTGGCAGGCGGGGCGCACTGCGACCCGAAGGCATTCGGCGAGTGCGGGGCGCTCTAACGACAATCGACCGGCGATTGTGGCCACGAAGCAACAAACTGCCGCATATAGCCACTTCCGCAACTTCCTTTGACATTTCCAAGAGAACTGCATTGAATAAACACAACTAGGGGGCCGTGCGTCTTTTGCACGGCTCACGGCAGGCAGGTTTTGCAAGACCTACCGACGCCGTAAACGTCGAGCCTTTTACGGGGGTTCGTGTGATTGTCACACGTGCCCCCGTTTTCTTTTGGCTTTCGACGATGCCCGACATCGACCCCGAATTGATTAAGTCCGCGATTCAACAAATCGCACAAGACGGAATCGCCACGGTTACGGTCGATGGGCACACCACGACGGTCAAGAGTATCGACGAGTTGATTAAGGCTCACCAGTTCCTTGCCTCTCAAAACGCTGCCGCTGTGAACAGCACCGGCATCACCAAGAGGCAAATCAACATGCGATACCGATGAGCGAACGAGTTTCCTCCATCCTGAACAGCGACGGGCTGCCTTTCGTTCACGCGAACGGCAAGCCGCGTCCTGAATTGGCGGAACACTTCCGTCCCAAGACTCGCGCCGCTCGCATGAGTATTGACGCAGCGAGAAGTGGAACAGACCTGGACGGCCACTGGCAATTCGCCGATGGTCTTGATCCCGATTCCGCTTACTCACAAGGCGTCCGTAACACGCTCATTCGCCGCTCTCGCTACGAGCAAACGAGCAATAGCTACTACATCGGCGTGATTCGCTCCTACGTGAACTCGTTAATTGGCGACGGGCCGAAACTGCGGATGCTCACGGGCAATCGCAATTTCAATCAGCTTGTGGAACGCCGATTTGCCGAGTGGCAAGAGCGGGTGCAGTTCCGCCGCAAGCTCAAGGCGATGGCTCATGCCCTCACTGGCGATGGTGAGAGCTTCGCCATCTTGCGAAACAACCCCGAGCTAGGCGAGGAAGTGCAACTAGACTTCACGCCATTCGAGGCAGAGCAGTGTCAATCCGATTACCACGGTGTTTATAGTGGTCGCGTTGACGGCATTCATTTCGACGAATTCAACAACATCACCGCTTACGACATCCTGCCTTACCACCCTGGCGGCGGTCGATTCGTTGGTTCCTATTCGCCCGTCACGGTTTCGGCTTCGCAGGTTGTCCACTGGTTCAACCTCGAACGTCCCGGCGCTCATCGCGGCATCCCCGCAATGACTTCTGGCTTGGCAAGCGGCGCAATGGCTCGCCGTCATCGTGAAGCCACCGTTAAGGCTGCTGAAAGCGCCGCAAGTATTGGGGCGCTGCTCACGACCGGCGCAAGTGCGAGTATCGAGCCTGATCCAGTTGCCGCTTTCACGACGACGGAATTCGTTCATCGAATGCTGATGATGCTCCCAATGGGCTGGGATGCGAAGCAGATGAAAGGCGAGCATCCCAATGCTGAGTATGCTGAATTTCACCGGCTCAATATCAGCGAAATGGCGCGCGGCATTTCGATGCCGTACAACGCCGCGGCTTGCGATTCGTCCACCTACTCATTCGCCAGCGGCAAGCTCGATACGCTCTTATTCCGCAACCAAATTGACGCTGACCGCAAGGATTGCAACGACCTCATCTTAGATAGGTTGTTCGCTGCATGGTTCTCAGAGTGGACTATTTCCACGATGAACCGCGACTTGCCACCTACTCACCAGTGGGATTGGCCGGCGCATCCGGTGATTGATGAAGTGGCTCACGCCAACGCCATCGACACGCAACTCAAAAACGGCACGCTCTCGCTTCGCCAAGTCTACAGCGACCAAGGCAAAGACTTTGAGGACGAACTCGCCGTCATCGCTGAGGACACGTTCGGCGATGCCTCGGAAGAGAACATCGCCAAGGCGCGGCAGATGGTGCGACTGGTGAACACTCCACAGCACGCAATCCAGTACGTCGCGCAGCTGCTGGGCGTTTCTTCGCCCGCACCAACACTAGCACCCCAAGGAGAACCCGATGCGTAAGACGCACAAGGGCAAGCTCTCTAGCACGTCCGCCAAGATGATTTCGCAATCCGCTCCCGTCACGATCAAAGCCGGGGAAGGCGAAGCGTCTGGACCGCCAACCTTCGAGGCCGTTGCTTACGACGGCAGTGCGCCAGTCCCAGGCTACACCGCCAATCCGAAGCTGGACGCGCCATATGTACTCAACCTTGCGGGCATGACCCAGGGGCGTGGACCCAAGGCGAACCTTGAGCACAAGGGAAGCCAGCGAGTCGGCCACCTTACCGGCTTCGATAACGACGGCAAGCAAGTCAAGGTTGCAGGTGCTCTTTCGGCGGCCACAAGCTATCGCGACGAAGTGGCCAACAGCGCTGCTGGCGGCTTCCCTTGGGAAGTGTCCATCGAGGCCGAAATGTCCGCACGTCGCAAGATTGCCGCCGGAAAATCGGCGGTCGTCAACGGCGTGAAAATGTCCGGCCCTCTTTACGTTTTCGACAAGTCAGTTTTGACAGACATCGCTTTCGTCTCGCGTGGTGCGAACGAAGGAAACCACGTAACCATCGCGGCGTCCGCCGCAAAGGACGAACCCATGAACGAGTTTGAGAAGTTTGCGGCGAAGCTAGGTATCGACCTGGACAACATCAGTGCCGACGATAAGGCGGAACTTCAGCAGATGTTCAACGCCAAGCAGGGCAAGACGGCCAGTAGCGGAACCACTCTGGCCGAACTCGCCGCTGAAGAAGAGAAGAACAACGCCCGCATCAGCAAGATCAACGAGATCAGCGTTGCCTACATGCGCAAACATCCGGCGCACATCAACAACATTCAGCACTTGGGCGAGATGGCCATTCAAGCCGGAAGTTCGGCAGACGAGTACGAACTCCAACTCATTCGCTCCGGTCGCACGCTGAACGGCAGTTTCAGCATCCATGCGACCGCCAACAAGCCCGACCAGAAGGTTTACGAGGCCGCCATCTGCATGATGAGCGGGCTCAAGAACATCGAAAAGCACTACAGCGAGCAAACGCTTGATGCTGTTGATCGTGCTGGCTTGCGAAACAATGTGAGCGTCAACCAACTGCTCATGCAAGTCGCCAGTGACCACGGCTACCACTGCCGCGCCGGCGAGCGCGTGACGGTTGGCAACATCCGCACGGTTCTCGAATACGCCTTCCCTCCGGCTCATGCCCGCATGTCAACCGGATTTTCAACCGTCAGCCTCCCCGGCATCTTGGGCAACGTCGCCAACAAGATGATTTTGGACGGCTACATGGAAGAGGATCAGACGTGGCGCGAAATTTCGACTGTAAAACCGGCGAGCAACTTCTACACCCACACCCACTACCGCATGTTGGACAACCTCGAATACGAGGAAATCGGCAGCGGTGGCGAGATTCCACATGGCACGCTTGGGCAAGCGTCATATACCAGCCAAGTGAAAACCTATGGCAAGATGCTTGGCCTAACCCGTAACCAGATTGTCAACGATGACTTGGGCGCGTTCAGCGACATCCGCGAGCGACTTGGCCGTGGGGCTGCTCAGAAATTCAACAACGTGTTCTGGGCTCGCTTCATGGCGAATTTGGCCACGATGTTTCCGGTGGACAAGAGCCTCGGGAACTACAACGACGGTACACCAGGTTCGGTCCTTGGCGTTGATGGTGTCGGCCTGCAAGCAGGCATCACCGCCTACCGCAAGTTGCGCACGCCCTCCGCTGATGGCCAGAAGCGAGTTGGCGTCACCACGAGTCCGTCGATCCTTTTGGTTCCGCCAGAATTGGAATTCAACGCCGCTCGCCTCTACCAAAGCACGAACGTCAACACCGGCGGCGCTGCTACGGCGGAGAGTGTCGGAAACGCCAACATCCACGCTGGCCGCTATCGTCCGGTTGTTCAGAACCGGCTCAGTGACACCGCCTTCACCGGCAACAGCACGACCGCTTGGTATCTATTCGGTTCCCAGCTTAAGGCGATGCTCGTCACGCTGCTTAACGGCAACGCGACACCGATCATCGAAAGCAGCGATGCGGATTTCGACACCCTCGGCATCTTGTTCCGTGGCTATCACGACTTTGGTTGCGATCCTGCGGAATACCTTGCTGGCATTATGAGCAAAGGAGCCGCCTCCTAATGGCTCGCGTCAAAATCCTCCTCAACCTCGGGACGATGGATTACCCAGAGAATCCGCTTCCCGAGGGCGAGCACGAAGTAACCGACGAATTTGCGGCGAAGCTTATCGCTCGCCGCCATGCCGTCCTACTGCCTCCGGTCAAGGCAACCATCTCTGCCGCCAAGGCAGAACCGCCGGAAGCAGTCGAAACGAAGCCGGAACCCAAGCCCGAACCAAAAGCGCCTGCCACGAGCAAGGCCAAGTTGAAGGAATAAACGATGGCGTCGTTCAAGAGTGGCCGACCGCAAATGGTTCCGCACACCGCCGCCGCCGACATTGCCGCCGGGGATGTGGTGGTGACGGACGAAACGCCGCGAGTTGCTCATGGTGAAATTCTCACCGGAGCACTCGGAAGCCTGGCAGCGGAAGGCGGCGTTTACCAAATGACCGGGGCCGGTGAGTACAGAATCGACGTGCCGGTTTATTGGGACGCCAGCGCATCGAAAGTGACAACCGACGACAACAACGGCGACAACAAGCTGTTTGGATTCACCATCTCAGCTTGTGCAGGCGATGGCTCGCCAGTAGACGTTCGCCACGAGCCGCAAGCACTTCCGGCAAGCTAACAAACTCAACTACCTACAAAGGAAATTTATCATGCCCGAAGCCTCCTATTTGCAAGCCGGGGACACGATCCAGTTCACGACAGTTGCTGCGGTGTCCGCTGGCGAAGTTTTGCAACTTCCTGACGGTCGCGCCTGCGTTGCCATCGACTCGGCAGTCGCCGGTGGCGTGGTGTGTGGCCGAATTCGCGGCATCCACAAGATGGCGAAAACCGCCAGCCAAATCTACGTTCCTGGCCAGCGTCTCTACTGGGACGCCTCCGAGAGCAAGGTAACGGCTATCCCGCCGATCACCGCTGCAGACTACTTCGTTGGCTGTGCCGCAGACGATGCCGCCGCTGCCGACACCGAGGCGCAAGTGGTTCTCAACGAGGACTGGGAAGGCAGCGTCGATCAACGCAAGTCCACCTTCGCCGTTGCCTCGACTAAGACCTCTGGCGATCCTCGTGTTGCTCAAGTCGGACCCGGCTTGCGATTCGAAATTGACGCGACCAGTGAAGCTCAAATGATTTCCGTCTTGAGCCACAAGGCGGTGGCTCTTGATTCCGATTGGATCTTCTTGGCGGAAGTGGTTCTCGACGCCGCCGCCGGCTCGGCAACCGACATTACAGTTGGCGTGTCAGACAGCGTGGACGCCTCGGACTTCCAGAGTGCCGGTTCGTTCTGCACCATCCACATCGACGGCGGGTCTCAAGACATCCTTGTCCAAAGCGACGATACCGCAACGGACGTGGCTCCTGTGGATAGTAATATCAACTGGACGGCTGCGACCCCGTTTGCCCTCGCTATCGACGGCCGCGACCCGACCGACATTAAGCTCTACATCAATGGCGTTCGCGAGACGGCCACCAGCACCACGCTGGCGATTGCCATTGCTGCGAGCGGACTCAAGGCGTGCGTGCATATCGAGAAGTCCTCAGGCACGAACACCGCTGATGTCACCGTGGCGAACATGAAGATCATGACGGGCGACTTGTAATGACTGACTTGCTATCCACTGGCTCGACGTGGTTGGCGGCTCGTGTTCAAGCGAGCGCCTCCCAGTCCGTCACCATCGCCCGCGGATCGCAAACTATCGGCTCAAGCGTCAAAGCCACGTACGGACAAACGCAATTTGAGCAGGACAGCCAAACGGGAATCATCACCTGGGAGTCGAAAGATTTCCTGATTCCCGTCGCGGCCTACACGCTCAACGGAGAAGCAGTGCAGCCCCAGAGAGGCGACCGGATAACCGACGCCGGTGGGTTTGTGTTCGAGGTGCTTGGAGACAACGGGATTCCACCCTTCAAGCACACGGACGGGTTTCGAACGATGTACCGGATTCATACGAAGCAGGTTGTGTGATCGCCTACAGCAAGAGTGAGAAGATCGCGCGAGCGGTTGCAGACGACCTTGGCAAGGCGAATTTGTCGATGTCGTTTGTGGCTAAGTATGACCCGATGCCGGAGTTTGCATTGTCCGACTTGCAGACGATCAAACTTACCGTGAGAGACACCGGACAGACATCGCTTGGCAGGGCAGACAGGCAGAGCACGAACTACGAATACGCCACGCAGATTGTGACGCTTGTGCAAGTAGGCGATTCGCTCGCAACGATGTTGTCACGACTGAAACTGCTGGCGGAAGAGATAGCCGACTTTTTCATGTTTCGAAGCCCAACAGGATGCGACGAAACGACTAGCCGAGTAGAGGTTGCCGAGTTTGGAACTGACGAGGATTTGCAACAGAACGGCATGGGACGATTCACGATGACACTGGTGTTTTTCGGGCAAAGGTAGATGGCAACTCCGCGACTTGAGATTGGTGTTCGCGCGAACCTTAAAGATATGTTTTTCGACCGCACCAAGGTTGAGAAGCTTGTCGGCGAGCGCGGCGCGAAGTTCCTCAATCGAGTTGGCGGATTCATTCGCACGGTAGCACGTCGCTCCATGCGAAGCGGTGGAAAGAAGCGTAAGGCGTCAATGCCTGGCGACCCGCCGCGATACCAAACCAAAGACAAAGTAGCGACGCTCCGAAACATTCAGTACGGCTACGAACCGGCAAGGCAGTCGGTAGTTGTCGGCCCAGTGAAGCTGAACCAAAAGCAGTATCTAAACGGCAGGCTATCGAGCGGAACCGTTCCGGCGCTGCATGAGTTTGGCGGCACGGCAGGGATGCTGGAGAAAGAAATCACGGCCATCATCGGCAGGGGTGCTGCTGGGCGAGATGAGCGCGGGCGGTACACGCAAGGCGCGGCGATTTGGGGCAAGAAGTGGGTTCCTGTCGGCAGACGACGACCAAAGCCGGGACAAAGAACGCGCACACGAGTTGCGAAGTATCCGGCACGTCCCTTTATGGCTCCGGCACTGGTAGAGGCACAAAAGAAATTTCCGCAACTTTGGTACGGCTCGGTTTCCGCAGCCGCATAAGGAGTTAGATCATGGCTCACCTCATGGGCTTTCAGGGCGAGGCGTTCATTGGAACGGCGGGAACGACTGGTTCCACTCGGCTAACCGGATCGCGTGACATCAACTACGCCATCGACACCGAAATGGGCAACACGACTGCCAGGGGCGATAGCAGTTCACCGCCGATCAACACAGAGGAAATCACGCTCATTAGCGTCTCGTCGATCACCATTCAGATGGTCAACGATACAGCAGATGCCGCGCTCGAGACTATGCGGATTGCGGCTGCGGGAGGCGGCAAGATTTCTTTGCGACTCAAGGATTACAGCAGCGGCAAGGGCTTTGACGGCGACGTAACGCTGGCGATGAGCAACCCATACCCGCTCAACGGCGAGCAGGTCATCGACTTCACCGCAAAGATCGCACGTTATCCGCGCACGCCGCAACTTTACGTGTAAGCGGGCAACACCAAAACAATCACCCTACCTGGGAGCACATAGGCCATGCCTACCGCGCAAGTCACAAAAAGCACGAATATCGGCGGAATTAGCTTTTCGTCGATTGTCTCACGAACTGCCGATAGTGCCA